TTTGGGTTTGATTATGAGTTTATGTTTCGTCGTTCCCAAGAGAATGCATGTGAACGTGAGTTTCTGATGTTATCACGCAAAATCAATGAGCTTTGTGCGAAGCACCCCTATGACGATCCGAATGATCTTAGCATTGAGCACACTAAATTGGTGATTGCTAGCGGCGAATACGACTTGCGGTTTTTCAAGATGACGGGTCGCTTGCAAGTCGATATGTATGCATATTTTAGACGGGATTTTAATTTGGCCTCCTATAAACTAGACGACGTTGCGGGTGAATTTATTAGTGATAATGTTAAAAAGGTTGTATGTACTGACCATGCCGATCATGGCCCAGTTACGGAACTTTATAGTCAAAACTTAATGGGTCTTCATTCAGGTGATTTTATTCATATTGGATTTGTGGGATTCACGTCGGATTATTATAAGGATGGGAAGAAATTCCGTGTCCTAGATATTCAAACGGGTCGTGAAGATCCAGACACAAAGGCTACCTACAACGTGATTATTATTGGTGGCCACGAGCAGGTTGATAGTGATAAAAATAGACCTATTAAGTGGACGATGGCCAAGGACGATGTTACACCCCAGGATATTTTTAGATTGGCGAATGGCTCTGCATCTGATCGTGCTATCGTCGCAAAATACTGTATTCAGGATTGCAACCTTGTGCATCATCTCATGAATAAGATTGATGTCATTACTGGATACGTAGAGATGTCGAGTATTTGTAGTGTGCCAATTAGCTTTTTGGTATTTCGTGGTCAAGGAATCAAATTGACATCCTATGTAGCCAAAAAGTGCAGAGAAAAAGATACCCTTATGCCTGATCTAGAAAAGATTGGTGATGCGGATGGATATGAGGGTGCGATCGTGCTTCCTCCAAAATGCGCCATGTATATGGATAATCCAGTGGCTTGTGTAGATTATGCTTCTCTATATCCGTCTTCGATGATTAGCCAAAACTACTCCCACGATAGTAAGGTTTGGTCCAAGGAATATAATTTGGCGGGTGATGAAATTCGGGCATATGGTGAGCGTGATAAAGACGGTAAGTTTATTTATGATAATTTGCCTGGGTTTCAGTATATTGATATGGAATTCGACACGTTCAAGTATATTCGTAAATCGGCAACATCCAAGGCAGAAAAGACAAAGGTAGGTAAGATTGTTTGTCGATGGGCGCAGTTCCCTGAAAATAAAAAGGGTATCATGCCATCGATTTTGGAAGAATTGTTGCGTGCCCGTGCATTCACACGTAAACTTATTAAGACCACAAAGGATCCATTTATGCAGAATATTTTAGATAAGCGTCAGCTCGGTTATAAAGTAACCGCAAATTCGCTTTACGGCCAGTGTGGTTCACGTACATCGACGTTTTATGAGAAAGACGTTGCTGCTGCTACGACTGCGACTGGACGTATGATGATTACCTATGCGAAGCGTATGATTGAGGAAGTTTACGGGGATTATGTTTATGACACAAAATGTCATGGTCCTGTAAAATGCAAAGCAGAATACGTGTACGGCGACACGGATAGTGTATTCTTTACGTTTAATTTAGAGGATCATCAAACAGGCGAAAAAATCCGTGGAAAGCCAGCCCTTGAAGCTACTATTGAAATCGCACAGGACGTTGCTGATTTATGTACTAGGTTTTTAAAACCTCCCATGGAACTTACATATGAAAAGACTCTGATGCCGTTTATTTTGCTTTCTAAGAAGCGTTATGTTGGTATGCTTTATGAGACGGACGCTAATAAGGGTAAACTTAAATTCATGGGTCTCTCTTTAAAGCGGCGTGATTCATGTGATTATTTGAAGGATGTCTATGGAGGAATCCTTAAAATATTGATGGATACAAAGCGCACCAACTCGATTCAAGCATCCATTGAATACCTAAACCAGTGTTTAAATGAGCTCGTAGAAAGCAAGGTGCCGATGGATAAACTCATGATTACAAAGGCGTTGCGTAGCTATTATAAAAATCCGGCGACTATTGCTCACCGAGTATTAGCGGATCGAATCGCAAAGAGAGATCCTGGTAATAAACCTAAGCCCGGTGATCGCATGAAATTCGTGCATTTTGTCTGCGAATCAAGTTCAACTGGTAAAAAACCATTACAAGGCGAAAAGATCGAAACGCCGGAGTTTATAGTTCAGAACAAGCTACAAATTGACTATAATCACTATATTACGAATCAGCTCATGAAGCCGCTACAACAACTCTTTGGCTTGGCACTTGTCCAAATTTGGGAACTACAAAACAAAAAGGCGGCGATCAAAACCTATCACAAGGAAATTGACCAACTACAAGATGAGTTCCCAGATATGGAGACATTTATGAAGAAGAAGGAAAAATACTGTTCTGCGAAAATCAAATCCCTTTTGTTTGATAAGACACTCGATAAAATCTATAATACAAAACATGGGATTCAAACGATCACGTCGTTTTTTGGAACGAGGTAATTAGATCGCAAATTTTGACCATTTTTGGCGCACGGAATCTAACCCAATTTTTCCATATGTTTTTTTTGAACTTCGCATTAAATGATTCATGCTATGAGATTCTACAAATCTTTGGGAAGGTGGTCGTTCATCGGTATTGTTTTTTTGTTTATCATCGGCGATTTTTTTGAAATTTGGCAGTGGAATCGCCGGATTGTTTTCATAAAAAAATATAAGTTCGTGATGAATGACGTCTTGATATTTTAACATTATTGTATCTAAATTTTCATATAAATGATGTAATAATTGTCGCATTTTATTTAATTTTCCAATATAAATATTATCAATGCCAGCACATCCCCTGTCGTTCATAACTTTCATAATGTTTCCAACATAAGACATGTTATTTTTTATAAACCATAAAACAAAGTCTGAAGACATTGGAAAAGAATTCGTCATTATATCAAATCGAGTATTTATAACTAAGGGGTCTGAGTCTGTTTCTGAGTCTGTATTTTCTTTCATATAGGTTAATTCATTGCAAATTCCATATAACATATTTTTCCAGCCGAGCTTTGGTGCCTTTGTATTCATAATAGTTCCAGTTACATCGCCAATTAATTGTATTTTCGTGTCATCCAAAATCGATATGTGTTTGATATATGGCGTTAAATCACGAAAATATGTGTAAATCGTAGCTTCTGTAACAAATTCATTATTTTCTTCCAATGTTCTCCAACTAATGTTGGATTGAAACACATTCCAGGTTTGTATATAAATATCAATTTCTTCAGATTCTTCTACGGTTTTAATAATTTCGGTGAGTAATATGTACAAAGCATTCGTGTTAAAACTGTTTCGAATATGACCACGTAAAAACAATATCATTTATAATATATACATATTATATATTATGAATAAGACCATCATTATGACTTGGACAAAAAAGCAATGCAACATAATTGATAGTTATTTTGGGTTAGGTGATGTTATTCGTGGAACAATACATATGTATATGTTGACAAAGAAATACGGCATAAATCTAATAGTTGATACACAATTACATTCATTAAACGCATATTTAAAAAAAAGACCACATCCGTATGAAGATCTTGTTCTCAAAAATAAAGATAACATACCCTTTTTAACATTTGGTTTTATTGGTGATAGTTTTAATAACTTCATAACATTCATAAATGATGAAACCAATTACACCGATGGTATTTTGTTTATGATGACAAATGGAGCAATACGAATAAATGATATTACACAAGATTGTAAAGATTTTATTAAAGATATATTGAGTCCGAATGACGAATTCCGAGCGTATATAGACGAAAAAATGAAAACAGTACCGTATCCAGAATATGATATACTACATTATCGTTTTGGTGATAATGAGATGATAAATATGATCAATGAACAACATTCTGAATTTATAGAGAACGTTAAAAAACACAGTACCAATTCTACTATTTTATTAAGTGATTCACAAGGTTTTAAAGACATGGTGAAGCAAAATCTTGAAATATTTATGTTTGATATCCATATATGTCACTTAGGACATCCAATTGAAAGACACGATTTAAAAGAAACGTTATTTGAATTTTTCATTGCTACAAAGGCAACACATATCAAAACGTTTACGGTACATAAATGGTTATCTGGATTTGTGCGTATTGCACAAATAATTTATGATGTTCCCTTAACTCAAATTTCCAGATAAATCGTTATAATAAATAGGAATTTCAAAATTATAGACAAGATCCGTGATGTTCGTTTCCATTTCCGAATTCGCATAATTATTTATGATATTTGAAATATTTTCAGTTAGTCCATCTAACATATGATTTAATGTAGTTGCCTCTGTTAAATTTCCCGAAACGTCTTGATCGGATGTACGCTGTCTAGTTTGACGAATATCGTGTCGACAAACTGGACAACGCACATTCGATTGAAACCAGTTTTGTATGGATGCTTCTGAAAATGCGTGACCGCAATGATTGATTTGTCGAATCGTATCCCCTTCTTCGAAATCTTCTAGACTTATTGGACATCGATGGTTTGCTACTATTGTATCATTATTATACGTAAAACTCCGTGTTGCTTGATTTATTTGTTCTTCGGTTGGTCTTATAATAACGTCTTGAAATTGTTGCGGTTGTCTACGTGTGGCGAAATTGCCAGATGCGTCTCGTAATGGATAAAACGTATAGGATAAAAACTGGGGCATTTGTGTTTGTGTTTGCGTTCTCACTCTTGACCTTGGCCTTTGCCCTTCAGTGCGTGGTTCTACTGGTTGAACTCGTCCTGATTCACGCATCATTAAATCCATAATTTGTAAATATAATCGCACATTGGTTGAATATTCACGCATATTTTCACCATAAGCCCGCATAATATCTCTTAGCCCTTGTAATAAAGTATTGTTATGCGTTTCATTCGCAAATGGATTTCTTCGATATTGCGCATTGTTTCTCGGAATATAATTTTGATTTGTATTATTCCATATGTTCTCATATAGCATATTATTCAAAATTTGTTGCAATTCTGCTTGAAACTGTTGATTATCCATTCTTGGAATAGGTATAAAGATAACTCTATATAATAAACTATCATTATTATTAACAAAATGGATATATCTAAATATAAAGACAAGGGAATGACCGGGTTAGAAAATCTCGGCAATACTTGTTTTTTAAATTCATGCATGCAAGTTTTAAATCATACGTATGAATTAAATGAATTCTTAGATAAAAAAAAATATGCCATTAAGACAGATTTGCCAGATTCGAATATATTAATTGAATGGGACGATTTACGTAATGTAATGTGGAGTGGAAATGGTATTGTTACGCCGAGGCGATTTGTTCATAATGTGCAACAAATCGCAGCAATAAAAAATAAGGATATCTTTACGGGATGGGCGCAAAATGATATGCCTGAGTTTTTGCTATTTTTTATTGATTGTATTCATAATAGCATCTCGAGAGGTGTAACTATGAAAATTAATGGCGATAAAAAAACGGATATAGATGAGATGGCGACAGTTTGCTATGAGATGTTAAAAAACGTATATTCCAAAGAATACTCTGAAATCATGAATATTTATTATGGTATCTATGTTTCTGAAATTATATCGATGGAAACGAGTAAACGTCACTCAATGAAACCAGAATCCTATTTTATCTTAGATTTGCCAGTGATGGATGAACATGGATTCGCAAAAAATATATACGAATGCTTTAATTTATATTGTAAACCCGAAATCCTAGAGGGCGATAACGCATGGTTTAATGAAAAAACGGGTAAAAAAGAGGATATTAAAAAGCAAATTACGTTTTGGAATTTCCCAAATGTGCTTGTTATTGTGTTAAAGCGTTTTTCTGCGGATGGAATGCAACGCATAAATACACATATTGAATTCCCCCTTGAAAATCTGGATTTGTCAAATTACGTACGAGGCTATTCTCGGAGTAGCTATGTTTATGATTTATTTGGTGTATGTAATCATATGGGCGGTGTCATGGGCGGTCATTATACTGCTTTTGTACGAAATATTGAGAATAATTGGTTACATTATAATGATCGCACTGTTGAAATAGTAAATCAACCTGCGAATATTGTTTCACCTATGGCCTACTGTTTATTTTATCGTAAAAAAAATAACTTGCTATAATATACTAGATTTTATAATGTATGAATCATATACAAATAGTGCAACAAAATACTCTGATAAAATGAAAGCACAAGAAGAAGATAACCCTGCAAATTCTTCAATTATGGATCCGAATCGGTCATCCACTGACGCAACTGTTCCTGCGCAAGGAAAGTCGACATCTTCAAATTTATTAGATAACATATTTAACAAGACCTCGGTTTTTTATCTTATCTTGTTTTTAGGCATATATATTGTTCTCTATTTTTTATTGGGTGTCTTTTTTAATAAGGGAGGTGATGTATCGAGTTTCCAATTAAAATTAAGTCGCACCTTGGACTTTATATTTTTTGGTTTTATTATTCTTTTCATTGTTTCTTATTTATACTCTGGAAACGTCGACACCTTGGAAGCTTCTTTATTAGGGGGGTTCTCTGATTACTCTACTTTTATTACAGCACCCACGTCTATTATTACTATGATTTTATTTTTAATCGTGTTTTATGTAATCATCTATTTATTCCGCATTCCTACCGAATCCGATATTAAACCATTCTGTGTGTCCATTATTGAAACGGTTGCGTGGTTAACATTTATTATTATCGGCATTCTTTATTTTTTCCAATATGTTCTCGGCATGCCTATCCAAAGAATGTTTGCCGCCTTATGGAATAATTTACCAAATCAACCCGTGAGAGATAGTTCAAATAATATAGTAAGAGATAATTCCAACAATATCGTAGTTGATAATTCAAATAATATAGTTAAGAATGAAGTATTTAATATTTCAAATAACTTATATACCTATGATGATGCCCAGTCTATTTGTACCGCATATGGCGCAAAATTAGCAACTTATGATCAAATGGAAGATGCTTATAACAATGGCGCAGAATGGTGTAATTATGGATGGTCAGATGGGCAAATGATCTTTTTCCCAACGCAAAAATCTACGTGGCAAGAATTACAAAAGGACCCTAAAAAGAAGAACAACTGCGGTCGCCCAGGAGTAAATGGCGGATATATTCAAAATCCTTATGTGAAATTTGGTGTAAATTGTTTTGGA